CAAGATGGGGATAACTTTGCCACATTGGCAGAAGCATTTAAGCTTGGTCCTAAGTACTGGTGGGAAATATTAGATATTAACCCAGAAATTTTAGACCCATTTGCTATAGCACCTAGTACTTTAATTAGGATTCCTTATGGCAATTAATACACAGACTCCAGGAAACATTCCTTTTGTATGGCAGTCTTCTGGCGACCTTGTTGACTTTGAGGTTTCGTTTCCAAAAGCTCCAGATCTAGATGTACTTCTTATTGGCGCTGAACTGTACCAAGTTGGAAATGACCATGACATGCTAGTGCTGCATTTTAAAGGTAGGCCAGACCCTAAACAAAACTCTATCCTTTCTAAGGATCCAGTAGTTTTTAACTTTAGGTCTCAAAAACTTAAGTCTACTTGGTATGGATACGTCAGTTATATTGATCAACCTAACACAGTTACTGGTGGAAACACCGACATTGTATGTATAGGCCCATCATTTTTTCTTAAAGAAACCTCTCAAAAAATCTACAAAAATGTTACAGCCGATCAAGTAGTCTCAAGAATTGCAACTAAGTATCGCCTACAAGCAGTAACTCAGCGCCACCCAAGAGTGAAGAACAGCATAGTTCAAGGTGGACAAAGCGACTGGCAGTTGTTGCGTCGTCTAGCTAAAGTAACAGGGTTTGTACTTCGTTGCGAGAACACTTCGCTTCTCTTTGTATCTAAAGACAAGATCTACAAAGACAAAAAGAACTCTGCCCCTTACTTTTTCTATGTCTCTGAAGACGATAACTCAGGAACTACAACCAAAGAAATAAGAATGTTGGGCACATGTTTTGCCTTTAAAGTGATTACGTCTGATAGTTCACCTGACACTGGGGTTCGTGTAGACCGTGTTATTACGGGTATGCATGCTCAAAACGGAACAGTTATTACAACAACTCATAAGCACAAGTCTGGTGTAAAAGGTAATGCTGGTGTAGTAGTTCCAAATGAGGAGTTCTTTCAACAATGAAAAACTTCTCAAACGATAACATCTCTGTTGACGCTCCAGCATCCTTTCAGGCTCACCATGTATTTGAGGTTGCCACCTCTTTTGCTGACGCACAGCATATTGCAAATGACTACAACAACGCTAACAAGTATCAGCATAGAGCGGTAGTAAGTATTGTTGGTCACGCCCCTCTTCGTCCCTATGACCCTATTTATCTAGCTGGACTGCCTAACGGTATGTCAGGTTACTGGACAGTACTAGCTGTAAAGCATATTTTTGGTGGTAGCCCTGCTGACTATATGCAAGAGTTAGTTGTGGGAACAGATACTATTGGAGATACAAACCCTAATGCAGCAGCAAACTCTTCTTATAGAGATGTTCAGTCTGAGTTATCTGGACAGTCATTAGAAACCGCAAACACTACACTTACAGAATATTCTCTGTCTCCAAACTCAACCCCTGTAACCCCAAACTATGGGGACACGTATTTAACACAAGTGAACTCCTCTAGTTCGGTTGGCGTACCAGAAATGAGTGATGCCGACCCTTTCAGCACAACCCCTCCTGATCTATCTCAGATCACTAATGTGATAAAATGGACTGCTACTGACTCAGGAAGGGTGATTCAATGACTACTGCACCAGAACCGGCTTTACCATTTAACGAGGATCCGCAGGGACGCCTTAGATTTTACGGCATCTACTCTGCAATTGTTGCTCCGGGAGTAGACCCTCTTAAAAAGAACAGAGTCTTACTGCAGATAAGTATGCCTACAGGCGTAGCGGTAACTAACTTTGCTGATGCGTGCCTACCTATAACCTCCAACTCTAATCATCCAGACCATCTACCACATACAGCCGCTCAAATTGCCGCCCTTCTTACAACTACTCCCGTGTCTGTAACAGACTCTAGAGGAGATACAGAGACAGTTCCAGCATTAACCGTAGTAGCTAAGTCTGGTGCGGGACAGTTAAACCACGCACACAGAAGAGTTGTAACAAACAATACAGTTAAGCAGATGGTTGAGGCTTCTGGAAAAAGCTATGTTGTTAAAGATGCGCCTACCTCAAAGACTGACGTTAATGAAAAAGGTTTGTACACTACAGGTAGCGGCCTTCAGGCTCCAGGGACTACTGCCTCGCAGACAAAAAGCACGAACCCAGAACTAGCTGTTCCAGAGCACACGTTTCACAGAAACCTACCTGTTGTAGGACAGAAGGTTTGGGTCATGTTTGTAGCCGGAGACCCTGACTTTCCCGTATGGATTGGAGTACAGTCGTGACCACAAGTATCACATACCCATATACTATTAATGTTAATGGCACAGTCTCATCCTCGGTAACAAGTACTAAACTCTATCTAGATAGAGTCCTAACACTTGTAAGTACTTACAAAGGCCAACGCCCTATGACACCTGAGTATGGTGTAGACTGGTCTGGAGCGCTATTTGAGAACGACAGCGAAGCTAGAATTGCAATACCTATTGCAATAAAAGAAGCCGTTGCTAGATGGATTCCTGAGGTGGAGGTAACAAACGTGGTGATAAACTTTGACGTTCTTGCAGGAATTGAGTATGTAACTTTAGAGGTGGCTTTGCCCGATAACACGGTTACAACATTGAGTATTAACACAGCAACATTTAATATGGACGGAACGGTTACCTACTAAAATGCAAATTGACTATACATCTAGAGACTTTGACTCTTTAAAGACAGACTTAATTGCCCTGATTAAAGACAGAACTAACAGTGACTGGGACCCAACTGACTACTCAGACCTTGGCTATGTTTTGGTAGAGGCGTTCTCCTACATGGGCGACATCATGTCTCACTACTTAGACAGAATTGCTAACGAGACATCTATTGATACCGCTATTCAGCGTAAGACACTATTGTCTTTAGCTAAGCTTTATGACTACAAACCTTCCGGACCAACACCTGCAGAGATCAGCATTCTCTTTACTAACGTAAGTTCAGAGTCTATTGACATCCCTCTTAAGACACAGGTGCTAGCCCCGCTATCTTACGGCCCATACTCCACAGTATATTTTGAAACCACAGACTCTGCTACAGCTCTTGCTCCAGATGAGTCCATTACTTTAACTGCTAAAGAAGGCAAAACCGTAAATACAGATCGTCCCGATCTTATTGACAGCACATACAATAAAGCTCTTCCAGCAAACCTAGGAACCTCAAGTGGTTCACAAACTCAATCTTTTCTTATTGTCGAGGCTGGAGTTATTGATGACTCTATTTCTGTGTATGTTGGTCAAGGAGCGGCGTTCAGCGTATGGTCATATGCAGACTCTCTTTTAGAGTACGGCCCTACAAGTACAGTATTTACTACTGAGCGTAATGAAAATGGAACCCTTAACGTGATCTTTGGTGATGGTGTGAACGGATCTATTCCTCCATCTGGTCAGCTTATTAGTGCTACCTATAAGACAAGTGTTGGAGCAGCGGGAAATATTAAGTCCCTTGCTGTTTCAGAGCTAACCTTTATCCCTGGTAATACAGACCCACAGGCCCTTACTAATCTTACAGTTACTAACCCGGCTCCTTCGTTTGGTGGGGCGGACGCAGACAACACTTCTCAACTTAGAGCAAAGATAAAAGCAGCAGTGTCTGCTAGACGTCGCGCCATTACTTTAGAGGACTACTCTAACCTAGCTCTTTTAGTTTCTAGAGTAGGAAAAGCAAACGCAAGCTCTAGCATTTATTCATCTGTAAACCTATACTTACAGACCCAAGAAAGCAATGAAGCTGCTCCAGGTTACCCGCAAGTAATTATTACAAGCGCCGCTGGATCGGGCTCTGCAGTAACATACACTACAGAAGTAGCTCATGGTTTTTCTGTAGGAAACACATTAAATATCTCTGGCTTATATCTTTCACAATACAATTTGCAAAGCGCGGTAATTGCTTCGGTCCCTTCACCTACAGAGTTTACTGTAACAAGCACTGTTACTGGTTCCTGGGTTTCTGTAACTGCTAATGGTAGAACTGGTTTAGGAATTAAACTAACTCCAACTTCTAACTGGTACTCAATTGGGTCAGCTGTAGAAGCTTATATGGCAGATAAAATTCCTGCGGGAGTTACACTGAATGTATTGCCCCCTACTTATGTACCTGTGTATATTAGCGCAACAGTTTCTATTCAAGACACATATAAACAGTCTAATATTAAACTAGCTATCTATAAAGCTTTACTGGGAGCAGAGGGGCTGTTTCAGTACAGCAATAATACTTTTGGTGGAAGTGTGCCACTGTCTTCCGTAATTTCAACTATTCAATCAATACCTGGTGTAGTGTCTACATCAATCACTAAGTACAATACAACAGACGCATCAAGTGCTGCAGACTTTACAGTGAGTGCAAATCAGATTCTTTACTTAACGTCATCTAACCTGGTGTCGACTGTATCTGGTGGAATTGCTTAGGGGAGAAATTAAATGGCAAAGTATGGAACGCGACGATACGGGTCTGGTTTTAGATACGGAGAGCCTTCTCCGGTAGGTGTTTACTATGAGGCAAACCCCATAGCTACAGCTACGGATTACGGAACTGTTCAAATTACGTGGTCTAATATTATTATTGACCCTGCCGATTTAACCCCTACCCACTGGAAACTTGTTAAAAGTTACGTAGGAAGTCTAGATGATCCAGATGCAGGAATACGCCTTGCTGGTGGAACTTACGCTGCTTTTACTAACAGCTACGTTGATACCCCTGACTTTGTCATATCACAAGAAGCCCATTACTCTTTGTGGGTATATAGCCCTGGAAAGCCAGGGTTCCCAGATAGGTGGGTTGCTTGCGGATCAGACTACGAGATCTTAGTTGAAGGCAGCTCAACCCTTTCTACGATTACTCGATGGATACCTAAAGCATGGCTTAATCCAACAGAATCCTACATTGGTGACGGTGTAGGTGAAGATGAAAACAATACTTTTTATAAAGTACTTAGTGCTTACGCGTTTCAATATGACAAGTTGCGTGCACAAGCAACCCTGTTAAACTTACACGCAGACCCTGTGTTTACACCATCGTTATTGCTACGCTACGGTGTTACAGATCAAAGCCATAGTTACGAACCATCATTAGGAGACAGCTATCATAGATCATTATATGGTGCGGGTAATCTCCTTAACTCTTACAAAGGAACTACTCTAGGCATAAGCGCATACACAACCGCATTAACCCACTGGTCAAATGATGTTAAGGTTGGTCACAACCTAATGCTCGACTACAATGATTCTTCTTTTGAAGAATCTATTGGTAGATGGTCAGCTTCTAGCGGAACGTTTGCACAAAAGACTTACGCAGCAGAGAGCTTAACTGTTCTTGACAAAACTCAGATGCTGTACGATCCTATTTTTAAACCAAGACTTCTAGGTTTTGGGCAGCTTACTACCGCTGCAA